TCATGGCCGAAAACGTGGTGCGTGTCAGTCCACGATTTGCAGCGTCTGGCCCGCCTTGACGGCGGCCTCCTTGGCACTGCGGTACCGGTACGGATCCTTGGCGTCGGCGGCGCTGATCTGGTAGGGACCGTTGGGCCGCGGGTGGTTCGCCACCGTCCCGGTCGCGCCGCTGCCCGAGGCCCCCGTCCCCTCGAAGCACACCCCATAGAGGACGGACTGCTTCATCTCGGCGACCAGTTCCTCGATGCTCATCGGCCCGGTCTTGCCCGTCGCCGGGCTGATCCGCACGTTGCCGTCCGGCCCGACCACCTCGACCACGAACTCCCCGTTCTCGGTCTCCCGCAGTCGGGTCGCGGCCTTCACGTGCGGCAACAGCAACTCGGCGTTGCCCTTGGCGTCCGCCAGGGCCTTGAGGGCGCTGGCCTCCACGAGCATCCGCTCCACCTGCCCGGTGCGCTTGCCCAGCTTGTCCTGCAGGGCCTTGAGCTCCGTGCGGTGCTTTTCCTCCAGGTGGCTCTTGAGCGTTTCGATCTGCTCCTTGACCTTGTCCTCCGGCCGCCAGTTGGCCATCTCCTCGACCTTCTTGAGCGCCACCCGGGCCTTCTCGGGTTCGAGTCCCTCGAACGCCTTGACCAGCCCCTCGGCCTTCTCACGGCTCGCCCGTTCGGCACTCAGCGCCGACTTGAGCCCCTTGACGTTCTCCAGCGCAAAATCCCCCACCGGCGTCACCTCCAGCAGGTACGTCCCGTCCTCCTGGGGTGTGTACTCCTTCTGGAGATCCTCGCCGAGCCCGTCAAACACGTCCCTGGTGATGATTGCCGCCAACGCCATAATCCACTCCTTCTCGGCCTCCCGCCGACCGATCTCGTCTCAGAATCGTCCCGATCCCGGGGCCTCCCGCCCATTCGCCTCTCTCTGCAAAGCCGGGAACGCCCCGGCCTGACACGCCCTAAAGCAAATATCAAAAATCAAACATCCAAATCATTTTGATATTTGCATCTTGCACTGTGATTTGTCCGTTGGCCGACGGGTCAAACCGCCCGCCCTCTAGTGAATGTACACTATTTGCGGGCCTTGCGCCGGGCCGCCTGTATATCTTTGTGGCTCAACCCTTCCCGTTTTCGCAGGTCCTCCAGGGTCAATCGCCGTCCGTCCACGCTGAACCGGTCGATCTTCACCTTCCCCTGTCGATACAGCCGGCCCCGCGTCGGCCCCAGGACCTCATCCTGCACCGCGGCCGGCTGCTTCTTCAGCCATGCGTTATAGGTGATCTTCTCACTGACCTGGCCATCCATGCTCGCCCGCGTCCCCGGCTCCAGCTCACCGGCCCTGATCCCCAACGCCCGCCAGCTTCGCACCACCGGCACCGTCCGGGTCCGGCACCCGTAATGGAACGGTGGTCGCGGCCCCTGGCCCACGGCGAACACCTGCCCGTCGTAGTGGATGCAAAGGTCCGTGGTCCGCGTGTCCAGCGTCGCCACGAGCTGGACGCCCTTGACCACGTCCCGGTTGGCCTCGTACACCGCCTCGCCGGCGCGGTTCACAATGTCCGAGATCGACGTGCGGACGATGGCTTCGATGTTCCGCCGGCTCGTGTTGAGGACCCCATCGGCGTACCCCCGGGCCCGCGTCCCGCGAATCCGCCGCACGATCCGGTCGATCCCCTCCCCCTGCGCCAGGCCGATATGGATCTGCCCCATCACCCTGCGGGCGGTGTCCTGGCCGGACAGTTTCACCAGGTCCTGCACCAGTTCGCCCTGGACGCGGCTTTTGGCCAGACTGGCCTTGAGGATCCCCACATGCGGCGCCCGCAGGTCCACCGCAATCTGCGCCGGGATCGCCCGCTTCAGCATCGCCGTGTTCCACTGGGCCTCCGCCAGGCCGATCTTCTCCAGCCGCTCGGTCAGATGCTCCCCCAGTCGGGCGTATCCCGCCGTCGTCACACCCCGCACCGCCTCACGCAATTCCTGGAGGCGTTTTTCCGTCAGGGTCCCCCGGCCCAGGTGCCGCACCAGCCGGGTCACGAGATCCGGCTCCACCTTCTCGTTCAAAAAGCGCACCAGCCGCCGGACCTCGGCCGTCTTGAGCTGTTCCAGGGCCACCGCGTGGCGAATCGTCCCGTCCAGGATCCTCTGGTTGGCCGGCTCAATCATCCTGGCCCTCGTCGCCGCCCTCGTCGTCCGCCAACCCCCGCTCCAGGCCCAACGGCGGGCCCTCGGCCTCCAACCGCGCGATCACCTCGGCGATCTCGGTCCCCTCCCCCAGCAGGGCCCGCCGCTTGACCTCCCGCAGGAACGTCTCGCGGTCCAGCTCACCCACCTGCCGCATCTGGATCAGCGCGGCAATGTCCGTCGCCGCCCGCACCGAGACGCCGAAGTCGTTGAACACGTCGATCCCGAAATCCTCCGGCAACCGGTCGTGGGTCCACCGGGCCGCCATCTGCATCCCCCGCTCCAGACCCTGCTCCAGCGCCCGGATCCACGCCTGGATCGTGCTCTGGGATTTCGCCTCGTCGATGGACTGCCCCGTCGCCGTCTGCGTCCCGCTCGGCCGGCTCAGCAAGGGCTCCAGGCCCAGCACCGTCATCCGTTCCTCGATGTCCAGCACATCCTGCCGGCCCGCCGCGATCGCATGGCCCGTATGCTCGACGTAGCGCATCTCCGCGTTGGGGCTGGTCGTGCGAAACATCCGGTTTGGCCCCAGGACGATCTCGGTGTCCAGGTCCTCCTGCGTCAGCCCCCGCGCAAACAGCAGCGCCGTCCGCGCGAACCGCAGGATATTCGCCTGATCCGAGTAGCTCTGCCAGTGCCGCAGGTTCATCCACCCCAAGGGCTCCATCGGCGGCAGCCCCACCATAAACCCCCGGCGGTTGAGGGTGATCGTCACCAGCGGGATCCCGCCAAACGTATGCTCCCCCTCGTCCACCCGGGCATACCCGCCCTTGTCCTGCGGCTCGTGAACCTCCCACCGGTCCGCCGTCCACACCCGGACCTGCTCCACCCGCGTCGTGCCATAGAGCCCCTCCTCCGCCTGGCGTGTGGTGGTCCAGCGAACCTGGGTCAGCACCGGCCCGCGATCCCCCATGACGTACCGCCAGCCGATCAGATCGTCCGGCCGGAGATGCACGAACGTCGGCACCAGACCGTTCTCATCGGCCAGCGTCACACGCCCGCCCTCGGGCCGGTCACTGCGGGGAAAGTCCACCAGGATGTGCGCCACGCCCCGGTTGAGCAGCGTCCCAAACACCTCCCTGGCGAACTGCGTCAGGTCAGAGCCCTGGCCGTCCACGTTCTGGAGCATGACCTCCAGGCGCTGAGGCAATTTCCCCTGGACCGTGACCGGCCGGGAGAACGGCCGCCCACACAGATCATCCACCGTGTCGGCATACGCCTCATACAGGATGCTGCGATCCAGCCGGTTCTGCCAGGCCTGCGGGTCCTCCCGCGGCTCCTTGGGCAACCACCGCGCCCCGGCCAGCCGCATCGCGGCCGTGCCCCCCAGCAGATCGTCGATCAGCGTCCAGTGCCTCGCCATCTCCAGGTACTCCCGGCAGGGCGTACTTACGTCATTGTGCAGTTCGTTCATCATCCGTCACTCTCTGTCTCTCGCTGTACGCCCTTCATATCCCCCTCGATCACCGCGCCATCCTGCCACCGGGCCAGTTGCACGCGCCGTATCCCGTGCGCGCGGCCTGTGGCTATCCATCACCCCCTCCGCCGCAGGCGGACCGGGCCCACCACGCCTTTTCCTCCAGATAGGCGTTGCGCCGCGCCCACTTGCCCACCGTCCAGCGGTACCCCTGTGCCGGCCCTTCGTAGGCGGGGCTGATCCAGTCGCAGATCTGAAGCCCCAGGCCCGGCGTCGCCGCCAGCCGGCCAATCGCCTCATCCGTCCACCCCGCCCGGGAAAACGGCCCGGCGTGCCAGACCACCGGCCGGATATGCCGCCGGACCCGCTCCAAAAACGCCTTGGGTGTGATCCCCTCCCCGTCGGCCACGATGTCCAGGACCTGCTCCACCTCCGGCCAGACGGTCTCCTGGCCGGCCGGGATGAGTTTGTGCGACACGTGCGCAAAGAGCACGGCCTTCGGGCCCACCTTCTCCCGGAGCCGCTTGACCAACTCCAGGGAGCCGGTGCGGTTCTGCATCAACAAGCCGTCCAGATACAGCCCGTCGATCCCGAGACGCATCAACTCCGACGCCACCGCCAGATAATCACCCGAATCCCTGTGCGACTGCTCGACCCAGTAGAACGGCGACGTATAGACCAGCACGCGCTTGCCCGCCGCGTGCATCGCCGCCAGGCACCGTTGGAACTCATCCCGCCGCCACGGGACATACGGACCGGCCGGCTGGTTCGGACGGGCCGGGTTATGCGTCTGCTCGTGCCACACCACGTCCGTGATCGGCAGCGGCGCCAGCACCGAGGCGATCCAGTCATCCGGCGGCATCCGGCCGTAATCCGAGGCGGGCGCCCCGGGCCTATCGTCCGTGGCCGGACAGGCCGCCTCACAGACCGGGTACATATACGCCACGTCCATCACACGCCTCCCAAAGCCAGCCCCGCCATCACCGCCAGTGCCCCATCCACGATCGCCGACAGCGTGGCCCGCTCCGTATACAGCAACACCACCTCCGGTGGCTGTTGCATCATACGGAACAGCGAGCCCAGGCCGACATAAGCCCCCCGGTCACACTGCTCGAACTCGCCGGTCACCCGCTGGCCGGCCTGATCGTACCAGCACTGCAGGCCCACCCACGCCAGCCGCAGGGGCCGGTCCACCTGCCTGACGGTCTGCCACCCCTCCGGGACGCGGTAGAGCGTCGCCGACTCGACCCCAAAGACTGGCCTTAGCGATGCGGGCCACTCCGGGTGTCGCTGGTTGGGCCGTGTGTGGTGCCAGCCCGCGATGTACCACGCCTGCATCGCCTTCGGCCAGGTACACGCAATCGCCGTTTCGAGCCTCGCGTACAGATCGGTCACCGCCGCCAGCGGCCCGCCCTCCGTATTCGGTGCCCAACCGGGTTCGGTCATCACATAGATGAGTCGCGGATCGAGGCCCGCACCGGCGAGCATCTCACCCGCCGCCACCACCCCCTGCTCCACAATCCCACGGATCTCCGCTGGACTCAGCATCGTGGGATCGGGATAGTCCCGGTCACCACGGCCCGATGCCTTGAGCCACGCGCGGACCGGGTACAGTTCCACTCCGCCCATCGGACTGAGCGCCGCCGCCAGGGCCAGGTGCCTCTCGCCCGGCCAGAGCGCATTGACGCTCAGCCTCACCCCGGCGGCCACG